GCAAATCGGGAAAAGCACCAATGTCGCTCTGCCCCATCACGCCCTCTACTATGGAAACCTCGCTCGGAGTAAGTTCTCGGTAGAAGTATAGGATTATCTGGTCGCCTGTGAATGACATCTGCCCATCGAACAAACCCTCTGCCGGAGTCGTGTCGAGTGCGGAATATAATTTCCCCGCCACATACTGTAATTCCCAACCAACGCCCCATTCAGATACATCATACGCATATTCAAACATCATGTTCACCTACTCTTTGTCGCCGTGAAGGACAGTGTAACCCGAGTCACCGTAGTTGCGGAATCCACATTGTATGCGATAATGTCCCCGGCGGTTACAGCGATGCTCAGTCCTGTCGCCTGTGCCTTCTGTGCAGACGAAAGGGCGGGCTTCGTGCCCCACATGGTATCGGCAACTGTGGGCGGGAAATTCCCATAGGTATCCTTCCAGGTATCTATGGTTATACTCCCAGACTGGTCGGCCAACAAGGTCCATCCGGTTATGGTGCATGCGAAAGGAATCTCGATGTGCCCCTTCTGCCCAGTGGTTATGGCACTTCCACCGCCATCGATAATGAATGGGATGGCGACAACATCAGATGCCCACTTCGCACCTGTGGATTGAGAAGAGTCCGCCACCAATATATAATTATTCGTGCCGACAGTTAATTTTCCAACGGTGTTAGAACCGCTACCTTGGAACAAATCTCCCTTGGCACAAGTGGTTTGCCCAGTTCCACCTTTTGTCGGGTCAACCGTCGGAAGGTCGGCAAGGATGATTGAGCCATAGGTTGGAGTGCCCCCACTACCTTTCAGGTATCCAGTTCCGCTAGGAAAATCTGCCAGAGCGATGGTTGTCCCGGCGGTGACCAATCCCTTTGCATCATAGGTAATCTTGCAGTTTGTCGCCCCGGTTATCGCACCATTGGCAACGACATGGCCCGAGTGGGGGGATGCCGCCCCGAGGTGGGTATCTATCTGGGCGTGGGTATTGGTTCCTATGTTGCTTAGGGTAGTGTGGTTAATCTGGGCCCCATCCCCGCCAGAGTGGTCATGGCTATCCCCATTGGTCACTAGGCCAGTATGGGTGTGTGCCGACCCGTTTATGTTGTAGGTCTGCCCAGTGGGGATGTTACATGTCCCGGTGTCGCTGACAGTCAACAAACATGCCTGAACGGTGTCGCCAGAGGTCCCATCCCATCTAAGGACCTGTTCATCTACCGATGAGCCTGGGTCCTTTATCTGGGCGTTATTGGTGACATTTCCCAACCCGACATCGGATGCACTATGTGTGTGGGCAGAGCCGTTGATTTTGTATGTCTGTCCTGTCGGGATGTTCGGAGAACCGTTGATGTCTATCGTGACCAGGGAATTTTGAATTAATTTCCCAGTTGTCGAGTTGAACAGAGCGATTGCCCGGTCGGTAGCACTTGCAGGGCCGACAACATCTCCGCTTCCACCGGGAGTCTGCCAAGTGCCGTCATCTCTAAGGAATTTCCCGGTCGGTGTCGCACCGGGGTCCGAGAGAGCGGCGTGGGCGTTGATGCTGATTGTCCCGGTTGTGTCAGCGATGGTCACAACCGAATCCTGTGGCAAATCGCCCGTAGTGCCATCCCAACGCAAGATGGCGTTGTCGGTGCTACTCCCTATCTTCTTGACTTGGGCGTTGTTTGTGACATTCCCTAGGCCCACCTGTGAGGCCGTTGTGCTATGGGGATTGCTAGTGGAACCAAGGTGGGTATCTATGGTAGAGTGAGAGTTCGACCCTATGTTAGATAGTGTCGTGTGGTTTATCTGGGCCCCATCACCGCCCGAGTGGTCATGTGAATTTCCGTTGGTGACCCCATCGGTGGATGGAGCGAATGAAGCGTTGCTGTAAGTCGAGTTGTTCAGCTCACCACCGGCGGTGAGGACTGGGAAATTCCCGGCGGTCGGAGTAGTGACCAAGGAAATATACGCCGCATCGTGGTTGTGTCCACTTGCCGCCGCCCCAACATCTCCGTATGCAAGTGCGGCATTGTTAATCTTGTAAGCCTGCCCGGTGGGGATATTCACGCTTCCGTTGTCATCGACAGTCGCAAGACTGTTCTGCAACAACTTTCCCGTAGCAGTATCAAATCGAGCAATAGCATTATCTGTTGCACCAGCAGGACCAACTACATCACCAGAACCAGATACGGTTTGCCAAGTTCCATCGTCCCTCAAGTATTTTCCGCTCGGGGAAGCTCCGGGGTCTGTCAGGGCTTGGTGGGCATTGATGCTCAACGCCCCTGTGGAGTCGGCCACAGTAATTACCGAGTTTTGCAGTAATTTCCCGGTCGTGGTGTCAAAACGGGGAAGGGCGTTGTCAGTTGCAGAGCCGGGGCCCACGACATCGCCGCTACCCGATGGAGATGTCCATGTTCCATCATCACGAAGGAATTTCCCGGTAGGGGTCGCCCCTGGGTCGGTAATAGCTTGGTGAGCGTTGATTGAAATCGCACCGGTCGTGTCAGCTATCGTGACCACGGAATCTTGCGGTAAATCCCCAGTCGTGCCGTCCCATCTTAGGATGGCGTTGTCAGTGGAGCTACCTATCTTTTTCACCTGAGCGTTATTGGTAACATTGCCCAATCCGACTTGGCTAGCGGTGGTGCTGTGCGGGTTGGATGTAGAACCCAAGTGGGTGTCGATTGTGGAGTGGGAGTTAGAACCGATGTTGGATAAGGTCGTGTGGCTAATCTGAGCCCCGTCGCCTCCGCTATGGTCATGCGAGTTACCATTGGTTACCCCCTCGGCAGAAGGAGCCGCACCGACATTCGTATAGGTCAGGGCACTTCCATTAATCTTGTATTGTTTCCCAGAAGCTAAATCGACATCACCCTCGACATGGAAAGTTCCATATTTCCTGTCGATTGATATGTTGTCCCTAAGATAGTTGCCATCATCGTCATAGGCCCATATCTTGAAGTTGCTTCCAAGGTTTCCAGTGCTTTCGGTCCCGCCCATCCCCATTAGCCATCTGTTCTCTCCACCAGTCCAAAGAGAGTAATGACCAGTCCCGCCCCCACTAGTTCCCCCGTTGGTGGCTACATACCCATTGGTTTGTATCGTTCCACCAAAATAACCATCTTTGAACCTAGCCCCACCAGAACCAAGGTCGTATGAGTTGTTGGTTGCGAGATTCAACCCCTTCTTTAGATAGAAGTTCTCATCGCTGTCCCAATACCACACCGCATCCTGGGGGTTGCATGGGTAGGTTCCAAACCAATCTATTCTGTAGATATGAATCGGATTGACTTGGGCTTGCCATGCCGGGGTGTAGGTTATCCTGACATATTTCGAGTGTGTGCCCGGAGTGGGTGTGGCGTTCCAAGGAATTACAGTATGGGGAATAAGGGCGTGCGTAGGCCATCCATCCGTCACGGCAGATTCCGCAACCGTACTCCATGTGTTTATGTCGTCCCCGTAACTCCTTTCGATTTTGATAGTAACATCGTGATAATTGACCTCAAGATAATTGTAGAGATAATTCAGATATGAGTACGATGGGGCGGTAAAAGTGACTCTCACCGCAACATAGGTCTTAGCGATGGTGATTGCCCCACTCGCATATCGTCCCATGACTATATTCTTCAAGTCACTTGCAGATATTGGGTGAGTGTACCAATCGGTTCCGTTCTCGGTGTATTCCACGGTTGGCACAACGAATTGGGTCTTGTTGCCTACAAACGCCTTGGACAATGCCATTTCCCCAACGGTGGGTTCCGCCAGGGTAGCATGGGCCGCATTGGTCACAGGGAATTTGGGGTCGGTAGTGTAGAACCCTTGAGCCCCGTACAATCCACCGGCGGACATATATCCGCTATCGTCAAAGGTGGTGGGGCATCCCTGTATCGTATCTCCCGTTGTCCCGTCCCATCGAACAAGTTGGTTGTCCGTAGAAGAGCTGATTTTCTTAACTTGTGCGTTGTTGGTTACATTCCCCAAACCGACCTGAGAGGCGGTTACGCTGTGGGGATTAGAAGAAGAGCCCAGGTGGGTGTCTATTTGAGAATGGGTATTGGAACCAATGTTGCTCAGGGTGGTGTGATTTATCTGTGCCCCGTCGCCCCCACTGTGGTCGTGGGAATCGCCATTGGTTACAAGCCCGGTATGAGAATGAGGGGAGCCGTTGATGTTGTATGTCTCCCCAGTGGGAATGTTTATTCCGCCAGTGTCGGCCACGGTAGCTAGGGAATTTTGAATTAATTTCCCGGTGGTGGAATCGAACCGTGTGATAGCGTTGTCTGTCGAGGAACTGGGCCCAACCACATCTCCGCTACCGGAGATGGTCTGCCATGTCCCGTCATCACGCAAGTATTTTCCGGATGGGGTCCCAGTCGCTGGAACCCCACCCTTCTTGGTGGTGGACATCGCTGGAAGCTGGTCACCATCAAGTGTTCCGGTAATGACCGCGGCATCAGCGGTAAAACCAGACATCACATTCAGGTCGGAAATTATGACACCAGACCCTTGGATTATCTTACCAGAGAGTCCGTTGAACCGAGCGATTGTATTGTCGGTTGAGCTGGAAGGACCAGTGACATCGCCCAACCCGGAAAGAGATACATTTCCGTCTTTGTCAATTTTGAAATACGATGTGCCATCGTATGCTTGAACATCGACAATGTCCTCTGCCTGACCAGATGCGGCCTTTACCCACAGAGTCTTATCGTTGGGATTGGTCGATTCAAACTTTGCCATTTCATCCTCTCAAGGGAATTGAAATCCCATCACTCTCAACCCGGCCAATGCGAACACTACTGTAATGCCAGCGGATGCCAGAAGCATGATTAATTTCCACATCATCTGCTGGGCGGTTGCTTCTCGCTTGGCGGCTTCCTTACGAAGTTCGGTTTCCTCTCTGCGGAGTTCGGCGTTTATCTTTTGGATGGTGGCAACATCCATTAGGATTTCCTTGACCTCTTTGAAAGATGTGCGGTTTTCTTCGGTCATTTCCTTAAGGTCCTCATGTATGTCCTTTGCGACACCACACGCATCACCGGTTTCTTCGCTAATCTCTTTCAAAATAAAGGCACAAGAGGAGCGATTTTTCTCGCACTCCTGTTTGGTAACAAATTTTTCCTCCCCGTCCCCCACAAATAACAGGCCCCCTACTGCTTGAACTGAAGGTCTTTGAACTTCTGGTAGAGGGATTTTCCGTGGTTGAACAAGTGCATCAGTTCGAGGAATGACAGCTTGTTATCGGCGAAGCTTGCCTGTATGTCCTCGAGCACATCGATTAGCTCATCATAGATTGGCTTTACCTTATCAGGAATCGAGCCTTCGTACTCTTTGAGATATTTCTCAATGGTGAAAGCCCAAGTGATTATCTTCTGCCTGATGAAGGTGTAATAAGAAAGCCCCGCGGTGATGAGTAAAGCAATAGCACCTATCCAGAGACTTATATCATATCCTAAAAATTCCATTTATTTCACCTCGTAATCCTCGAATGTCGGGTCTTTGATTTTCCTAAGGTCAACCAACCTGGTCTCTGAGGAATCCGGCCTTGGGGAAATTGGTTGTGTCTCGACCTCCCACTTGTCAGCCCGGTCTCGTCCAGCATTCTCAATGTTGCTCGATTCCAACCAATCGTTTCTTTCGGTATCGAAGAACTCGGTTCCGTTGTATCGAACTTCCTCTCGTTCTCTGTGCCACTGTTGAGTTAGATATTTTCCTTGATTTGCTTTACAGAGTGGCATTTGTGTCTCCTTGGGAAAAAGATAACGCCCCCCGAAGGGGGCTAAGGAGTTTAGTATTCGATGCGGCAAATGGCGTCGGACTGAACCACACCGCCGTCGAACCTGGCGTAGATGAGCGGAGAGACCAGCATCTTGAACGGGTCCTCGGCCATCTTCACCGAGATGTCCTGCCTCATACCGATGATTCCACCGTGGAGAGAGTCAAAGACCAATCCACCGATGTTGCCGTCTGAGGCGTAGGCCCAGGTATAGGTGGCCGAGTCAGACAGGGTAGAACACATCATGGGGTCGAGACCGACCAGGCTCGGGGGCATCCCAGAGCGTAGGGTAGCCTCGGCAGGCTCGTTGTAGGCAGGCTTGTAGTCCGCCATTATCTTGCCCCAGAAGTCGGGGGCCATCACGAACTTGTCAGGCATGAACCCTTCCTTGAGAACCAGAGTCTTGGCAGAAATAGCCGCCAATATGCCCTGGTTGGAACCAGCCGTGTCATGCTCCAAACCAGCACCATCTAGCATCTTGCCGAGGATGTAGCGGTTGAGCTTGTTCTCAACTGCGGCCGCACCCTTTTTCAGCTCAATCTCGATGAGACCGAACTTGGCATCGTCAACCATTTCCTGGGAGACCGGGACGGTGTAACCGAATTTCTTAGCCGTCAGACCCAGGTAGGTGTAGTTCTGGTAGTATGCCGGGAAATTCGCACCCTCGGCAACGATGTCCGCATACACCCCAGCGTCACCATAGGGGACCTGCAAGGAGTCGGTGTTCATGCCGGTTATCGGCAGGGCGTTACGGAAGCACACGAATGGCTTTGAGCCCTCTACAACGGTGTTATAAATCTCAATCGGGATAAGTCCAGTCCTGGACACGGCCTCGGACAGAAGCAACTCCCTCTTGATGGTCTCGCCGTTGATGTTCGTCAGTTCCTTCGGAAGGGACTCGACAATCCTCTTCCTGTCGTTGGTGTTCCCCCTCTCAAGCTCCAAGAGCTTAACGAGGGTCGAAGAAGTGTGTAGGTTTATCATTTCTTTTCACCTCGTTTAGCTCGCATTGGGCTGGATGATGCATTGTGGGGCGACTAGGCAGAACCCAGAGGCTCCACCAGCAATGTCATCCACGGCGACACCGATACACCAATGGGGAGTAACGGTAGCCCCGCTTGCGGTCAGAGCGGCGGCATTTACCGTTCCACCAACAGTGTTGTCGTTCATCTCAAGCCAGTCACCAGCATCGATACCGGTCGTGTCGTCAGCGTTAACCACTTTGACGATAGACCCGACACCAGCGACGGCCACATATACACCGGCGGCGGCGTTAGTCAACGCCACACCGATAGGCCAGGTTCCAGCACCAGCCACGCAAGGGATTACTTGCTTGGAAACGCCAGTGGCCTCGAAGCATACCACTTGTCCGGCCTTTATCGCACCGTTGGATTTCAGGTTGTAAGTTACACCCAAAACATACTCAACGGGGGCGATAGCGGTCGGAAATGAGCTTATGTCTGCCATTTCTATTCCTCTCTATCTATTTATCCCACGATAATCTCCCCATTCTTGTAGGTGAACGGCATGGCTTTCCTCTCCGAAGCCGGGGGCTCCGCAGTATCCGCTACACCCTTAGTCTGGGCAGTGTTCTCAAGTTTCTTGATTCGTTCCTCGTATGAAGCCAGCTCCTTCTTGTGGGATTCCTCCAGAGCCGCCATCATCTTCTTCATACCCTCCTCATCGGCCTTCGCCTTAGCCTCGGAGTCGGTTTTCTTCCAATCCTCCATGGCCTTCAAGCGAGAGTCGATTTCGGAGAGTAATTTCTTCAATTCCTCGTCCATTTCTTGCTCACTCTCTTTCGCTTTTTCCTCTCCATTTTCCCTAGCCCTGTTCCTACGAATCGTGCAAGATTCACAGGCTCCCTGGTCCACGCTAGCGAGGCCATAGAAACTGAGCGTTTTGGCTTCCCATCGACCAGTAGATGGGTTCCAAGCCTCCTCACCACCATGTTCTATCGACACGGCGTTTATTTCCCCTGCTAGGATTAAGTCAGCGACATCTCTGGATTGAGCCGTTTTCTTGTGAAGGAAAAGGTCAACATATATCCCAGAGTTTAGGAATCTCGGGTTCAGCACACGGCCAACCCGGTCTGTAATATTGCGTGGTGAGCCACCTGCATGGCGGCTCCAGAAACCATTTTGTTTCCAATTTCCGGCGTATTCTTCGAGTGTTTTCGACGGATAAAACAGCGGCGTTCCTACCGCGGAATCGGTCCAAGTCCCCTCATCGAGGGCCAATACATCTTTGATGAGCAGTCCACCCTCTAATTCACGGAATTGTCCCTGAGGAATTTCCAGGTTCAACATGCGGAGGTGCGGTTGCTCCTTAGCAGTTTCCCGAATTATCGGGGGCTTACAGTTCTCATCATCGCTCATATTTTTCCCTCATACTGGAACTACAATGCAACGGCAATTAGGATGGGCTGGGATTTCTGGGAGTTTGTCAATCGGGTATATTTTCCCATGTCGAGGTCTGCACACACGACACACCATCTCGTCCTTTGCCGTCACCCACATCATCTCTTTGACTCCTGCGGCTCGGGCCTCTCCTATCATGTAGGCGTTGAGTGCGTATGCCAGTTCAGTCCGGGCGATAGCATTAGCCCGTCCTTCCGCCTTTCTGAACTCGGAATTTAAGGCGTCTTTGGTTTTCTTGTCAGACCAGTTGTTGGTTCTGGCATTCTCCAAAGTCACTCTTATACTGGCTTTCAATTCCGCTTCGAGTTTGTCATAAAGGACTTTGGCCCGCTCTTCTGCGGCGGCATCCACTTCCCCTCTGGTCGGCACACGATATGCCACGGCGACTACCTGTGGGGCCTGGGTTGCCTTTGCGTATGTTTGGTAATTGTAAAGTGCAAGGAAGAATAGTTGCACCGCATGGTTGCGATGTTCCTTCTTCATTTCATCCTTGGCTTGGGATAAGAGATTTTCCCAATTCCGCATGAGCATTTCCCGCTCGTATGCTGGGAGTTCCATGAACCGAATCAAGTCATCCATGGATTCGGTTTTCAACCGCTTCAATGCTTCCTTGAGCTTCTTGACCAATTTCCTTGTGAGGAAGTCAAGATGCCCGGGGTCATTTATCGGGTTGCTTATCATCCTCAGATTTCGGTTCATATCCAGGACTTACCTTGTCTTTGGGGTTCATCAGGTCTTGCCGTTTGGTATTGAGGGCATCGTAATATGCTTCCTTCATGCCTTCATCGACTGGCTCATTCTCCTGACCTTCCCTCAACTCCCCTTCCTCATAAAGGTCTGGGTCGATGTTGAACAAGTCCCACACGAACTGTCTGGGCAGATAGTAAGCGGGGTCTGGCGGGTAAGCAGTTGTGAGCTTATACACCCAATCCGCTTTGGTCGATTCATCACTCGGGTTTGCATCATTGAATATGAATTTCACCGCACCGGGCTTCCCGGTAATTCGGTCAATCAAAGGTTGATAGCAACGAGCTATCTTCTTCTGCAACATTGAGATGCGGTCATAGAAAGCCTGCATTTCCTCGTATGAGGATGCTTCGGTTGAGCCCCTTCCGAGACCCATGGCGACCTCAGGCACACCTAAGGACACACATAGATTGGAAGTCGCCCATGTGACGATGTCCTCAATGTTGGGAAGGGCGTTCTTATCAAGGTTCTCTATTACGACATCATAGTTGGTGACGAGTTCGTTCTTCGCATCCAGATTACGGAACTCACTGTCCACCTGTTGGAATATAATTGGGTCTGGGCGCTCTCCTTCTCTGCCGACTCTTATATGGTATCTCGGAAATCCATGGCGGAGAATCGCCGTAGCGGTGGCCTCGGAAATCTTTGCATAGTGCATGATGTCATCGAGGGAACGCTGGACAAGAGAGCAACCATACTTAGAACCAGACATATCAAAGAGTTTGAAGGAAAGGATTTCATCGGGCGTGAATGGAATGCTTGTGGTCGGCATCCCTGTCATGGGGTCATAGAGGACCTGCTTATAACCGGTCACCTTGCCCTTTTTGTCGGTAAGAACTTCAAAATACTTTGCGGGAAGGGGATTCACCAATACGGGCGTATTGGATTTTGAGCCCATCCCATTTCCAATTTCCTGAAAGCAACGCCCGAATACTAAGGCGTCCTTAATACCGCATTCAATCACGGTATCCATGTCAACCATGTCGAAAAACTCCTCGACCTTTGCGAGGGATGAATCATCTTCACTCTCAAAGCGATGCCCATTGGAAAGGATGTAATACACATAAGCATCGATACATTGAGAAGCGATACCGCCTTGGAGATAGACCGTTTCCCATTTGTCGAGTGTTTTCTTATCTCGGTCTGATTTCTCATACCACTTTGTAGGGGCGGTATCTACGATTGCCACTCCCTTAGTCTTGGCTGGCTCTGGGGCGGTGGCCGCAAGCTCCGATTTGTCAGATTTGGGTTTCCTTCCCATGATTCTATCGATGACCGACATTTTTCACCAACCAGAAAAAAGGAGAACGCGGAGCTTATTCCGGACTCAGCTCCGCATTGAGCGCCCTTCGCTCAGGAATTATATATGGACACCGTAATTGCATTCATAAGTTTTCGTATGAATCTCTGTGAATACTGTTGAAAGCGTTGTATATTTGTTCCTTTTCGTAGTCTGTGTAGTTGAATCTTACGACATCTATGAGAACTCTTGATTCGTTGCTCGATGGACGGAAAAACACCTTGAAGTCGAAACCATACGCCAAAGCCACTCGGAAAAGCAATGAGTGGACCTTATCATCGTATGCTTCCTCGAGGATGACATAGAGGGAACTCTTAGGGATGCCGAGAATTTCCGCAAGACCTCGGATGGTGTGTCTCTCCCACCGATGTTTTTCCATGTAGCAAAGAAGGACCAGGCATTCATCGTGCATCTGCCCCCCATCAGTCCATCTTCCACTCCATCGGTTGATTCCCATTACCAATTCCTCCTACTACGCTTGAACATGAACCTGTCGGTGAGGTTGACCTCATCTGGCTGGTTCAGGACATATCTCAATGCGTCAAGGGCGTGGTCGAATTTCTTTATTGGAACCTCGGAACGGTTCTTTTCCCCATCTCTCTTGGTGGAATAACGATAGAGTTGGAACTCGTTGATTAGGTTCTTGCACCGGGGATGCACATAAATCCGCGGCCTCATGTCAGTCCCGAGCTTCAGGTATTTGGCGACCTGCATAATTCCGAGCATCACATCGTTGTCGCCCTTGACCGCCTCATACATTTTACTTGGAACGGAATTTAGCATGTCAATCGACCCCGGGGATGATGGGTCGCAATAGACCTTTCTCACATTGTATTTGGTGAGGACTCGGTTAATTTCCGGGCGATAGAAGTCGAATGGTTTGCCCGATTCATAGAACTCATCATAGACATAGCGAACCCCTTTGCGGTCTCTCCCCACGACTACCATCGCCGTCGGGTTGGTGTAACCGAAGTCTAACCCGGCATCAATCTGTACTATAATATCACTACTATAAGGGGGAATATCATCGGTGACATGCACATCAACATTGAAGTCACGATAGACCAACCCCTCGAACCCAACGAACTGCCCGAGCAGCTCTTGGCGATAGAATGACCCCGAATACTGTTGTTTCAACCCATCGACATATCCCGGGGGAAGGTTCAACTGATTTTCCTCTGTGGTGGCGTAGAATATCGCTGTATCCTTGCGGTGCTGTGCCACGAAGAAATCATAAAGCCAATTCAATCCATTGGGCGTGGTGGTGCAGATGGCCCTCTGGGGGGCGTGTTTCTCCGACATCCTCCCAATGCCGATTTTCCACATCTCATCGTCCTTCTCCTGACCGCCTTCATCGTGCCAGAAGAACGAACATTCCATCCCACGGATTTTATCTGGGTCATCGGATGAACGGAATTTGATGATGGAACCGTTATACATCCGAACATTGTGGCGTTCCTTATCAATCGCCAGAGCCCCATCCTTCCTCCGGGCAATCAAGTCCAGAGGGCAGTTGTTCATAAATGTGGCTAGGGTGGAATCCTGCATCATCCCATAGGTAGGCGACACCACCAGAGCAGTTGACTTGGGATACCTGGTGACATGATAGATTACTTCCCACGACCCTGCATAGGTCTTGCCAGAGCGAATCCCCCCGATATAGGCACGATACTTATGCCCATCAGAGTGAAATTCAATCTGTCTTGGGTTCGGTTTGTAGTA